GGCTTTATTTCTTTGTATAAAAAACCGTTATTTCTGTTTTGGATTCGTGTTGCTGTTTTTTTGTTGATGTACTCGGCACCGCGACGACTGTTACATGGCTTGCATGCCGGGACGAAGCCCTCGCTTATTGTGCCGCCTGAATCTGACTCGACTAGGTGATCTAGTTCGGTTGCTTCTGCGCGTCTGCACCAATGGCATACAGGTTGATCGCGTAGTAGTTCGGCGCGTGCGTGTTTGTATTGTGGTGTGTTTCGTTCTCTGTTCGCTTCCATGTTCTAAGACCTGCTAGCGCGCGCTGTCGCGCTTGCTCTCAAGTTGCTGTGAGTGTGTTGCATGTCGGGCTCGAGTCTGTTGAGTTTGTTTTCGGTATGTCATCGTTAAGCGTAATGCAAGACAGACCTCTGAAGAGCCCCCCGTCCGTTGCCACACTGGACTCCCTATTCAATTCCTTTACACTCTGCGCTTCAACGCTTTGCCAATTCCTTTCGTGTTGCAGGTTTTGGACGCGCCGATCTAACCAAGTTCCCTTGGATTAGCCCCGTCACTTGCGAAGGTGATACGACCTTGATGCTTGCCAGTTGTAGAAGTCTTTATCGGTGTCTTTTTTTATCTGACCTAATCATCAGGATCGCCCACATTACTACGACGCCAAGAAGACCCCAGACTGTCTTGCTCATGCTTGGTTCTCGGAAAAGGCTCGGCGCAATGCTTCGTGCGCTAAGTACAGCTCATCAGTAAGGCGCGCTACTTCTAATTGCAACCAATCACGCTCGCGCGCAATGGCGCTCATGTGATCGTGCAAGATGCCGTAATCCTTGTCGCTGTAATAACTCATAGTTTCATCCTGTCAATTAGTACTCGGCACTGTCCCGATGACAATGTCTCCACGACTGCATCGTCTACGCCGAGAGTCTTGTGAATGAACTCAAGCAGCTGGAAGTCATCCCATGCTTTGCCTCGAGCAAGCGACTTTAGGAAGGCGATCTGTTTAGGTGTGGCACCGCCGAATGTGTCAGGTGCAGGCGTGCTATTCACGCGGTTCACTTTCTCCATTTCGGTAGATGATGCGCGCTCTCCAGTGTGCCCAAGTGGGCCGTTGCTGATTGCGCGCCCGATTGCTGATGTTTCGCAGTTCTCTAGGAACGATGTTTTGTTCACTGGAGAATTGCCCATAACTTCTTCTGCCCAGCCGTGCGCAATGATCCGTCCTTCGTTGTCAAAGGTCTCGCACCTGAATATGACCGTAGACGCGTCGTAGTGCATCATGGTCGTCACGATCTGTCCTAATGGGTAGGCAGTCCAGAAGCGTTCTAAACGCTGTGCAACGGTCTCATATAGCGATAGGTCAAAGTGTGCCATTAGCGCGCCTTCCAGACAATCGCCATGTTGCCTGCAAGCGTTGGACGCTCTAGGTCGGTGGCGTAGACAAACTTGTCTTTGACTAGGGAGCCCCGGGTGGGTCTGACAGTGTTGCCCGAGATGCCCAGTGCGCGCTCAATCTCTTCATCGGTTGCGCCGCCTGACTGTTTGAGGTATTCATATACGCGCCGACGCTTTGAGCCCGATTTAGGCAGAGCGTTTAGAGCTGCGATCACCGAGTTCGGTTTTGCGCTGGGTGAGATGATGACAGTGTTGCGATCAATGGCGATGTCTTCTCGGTATGCACCGAGTCCGCGTGAAGGTGCGAAGAGTTGTAGGTCGTTCATTTGATTGGCTTCACTTTCTTGCATGCTTTGAGGTCGGGATGTGACCAAAGGATCTTGGTTGGGTTTGTGGCGTGCGGTGTGCCGTGCATTTCTAGTCCGCACTTCTTGCAAGTTATTTTGTGCATGTCAAAATCACATTGATCGCGGCTCGAATCACTGACGCATTGAATCGGTTTTGCTCTCCGCCGATTGTCATGTGCGCGTCGTACATCATCGTCAGTTCGTCAAGAAGAATGTCGTGAGTATGTTTTGGCGGTTCAATGTGATTCGGTCGCACAATGTCATCTATGAATTGCTTAAATACTTTGTTGTATTTGTCGCTGTAAGTTTCGGGATACATCTGTCGGGTCTCCTCTGTGATTCCTGTTTCGGGATATTGCTCTTCGGTCACTGTGGAAGGTTCCAAGGTGTCCAAGATAAATTATGCCATATCGCAAGACCTGCGATAAGGTTTATCTTCGGATCAAACAACTGGTCGCACACTGACAGGATTCCTTTCGCTTGTAGCCAACCTTGAGGCCAGTATGCCGAAGGGGTGCACCAGAATCCGTTGATCTGCATGAGACCGTAGGAGCCGCCGTTGGTGTCGTATCGGTTGTAGGCGTCTTCGGTACAAAGTGACTCACGGTAAAGCACTCGAGAAAGCGTCGGAGTCTGATCGGAAGACCAGCCAACACTCAAGGCAAGATCGAGAGCTTGCGCGCATGTCGTCACTGGGAGAGTAGTAACAGGGGGCGTTACTACGCTCGGCAGAGGGGTCAATGGGATCGTCTGATATGAGGTTGAACTGCTGACCTTAGACATGCCTTGAGGCGGCTTAGAAGCGTCCCAAAGCAGCACAAAGGCAGCAAGTCCGAAAGTTACCCAAGCAAAGATTTTGATCGTTTTTTCGTTCATTGTTGAAAGCTCAATTCTGTAGGCACGCCCCAACTGTCGCCAGCCAAGGTTCGGAAGGCAATCTGGGCGCGGATGATTTTGTGTGTGTCTTCGTGTCTAAAGATCTGGACAAGTATTTCTTGTCCGTTGTCCATTGAGCACCGACCTACCTCATAGATGAAGACTTTTGGTTCGGTCATAATTTCACTCCTATCGTCGGTACTTTGACCATAGGCGATCGGTATCCGCTATTGGGGGATTTCGCCGAACACTCTCTGAAAGGCTTGTTTTACAAGGGCTGGAGAGTCTGCCATAGCAGGTGAGATTTCAACATGAATCCAGTCGCCACCCGGGGCTCCGTGAATTGTTGGCTTTGAGTATTTGCTCCACGCTTGTCGAGTGCACTGCCAGCCGCGTCCGAAACTTTGTGGAAAGTAATCAAGCACGCACTCAAGACCGAGCGCATTGGCGTTGGCGGTAACGATGTCAATAAACGCGATCGTGCCTTTGCGGTTCGCTTTAGGTTGCTTGTCTGACTTGCGATAAGAAAGATCTACCGCGCGCCCTGTCGCATGCACTGAAAGATTCTCGGATCCGCGCATCTCGCGGACGCCCCAAGAGCCGTTATTCCAGAAAGCGCCTGCACCGTAATTAATTGCTTGTCTGATCCATTCGTCCATGCCAGCGCGAGGGCCAGCTGCGGCACCGTCGGAGTTCCCTGTGTAGGGCTTGCTGTTTGCGATCTTCGGGTTGGCTGGAATTACGCTCATAGTGCTGGAGGGTCTTTAGGTCGGTCTTTGAGTCCGTTGCCTGCAAGTAGACCGATCAAGCCGCCTGCGAGGGTCATCAGCATCGGCGACAAGACTCCCCATGCTTCGGCGTCATTCGGGCTTTGCTCAATAGGTTGCACGACAAAAAGCAACCCGAAGATAAGTGATGCGATTGCCATAACGAATGAGGCTGTAAGTCCGATTCCTACGATCAGAATTAGTCGAGCTTTAATTTGTTCGTTACTTAAGCGTTTGTCGGTGGTCATGGGCAGCGCTTTTCTAGTAGTCCGTTGGCTTTTGTCGTGTTGCAATTTTCGCGGTAGCGGTCAGCACAAGCGAGAAGAGTGATTGAAAGCAAGCCGATAAGCGCTAGGCGCTTCATGCAGGCCCGATGTCCTCAACTAAAAAGTATCCAATACTTGTTGCCGAACACATAGACGCATTTCCAGCGCTTGTTGACATACGGATTTTGCGAGTTAATGACCCTGCAGTTTCAGTCCTAACCGTTGTAAAAGAAATAATGTCAAGCAAACCAGGGCCTCTAATAGTTTGACTTGCTTCGTTTACTGACACGTTAGACGAGTTAACAAGTTTTATGGTAAGCAGTCTTGAAGCGTCAGCGTCAGCGCCCGGCACAAACAAACTGTACTTGTAATAACGGTTGGCAATTGCCGTAAAAGTTACTGACGCAAAATCGCTTGCCACTGATGTTGGCGCATAACTTGACGAAACGGTTGCAAGACTCACTACGCCAAAAGGAAAAGCATTAGCCTGTGCCGCTGTGTAGATATTTCCAGCAACAAAAGTTGTATTAGGTGCAATAGCCATGTTTCTATCCTAGGACATTGTCTTCGTCAAGTGTGCCATATACCGCGTCGTTCAATATGAGCTCATAGACGATCGTGGTTGGTGCCGTGAAGTAGGTGACAGCGTGCCCAGCCGACAAAGTAAGCCGATGCTCTAATCCTTCAATGGTCAAGTTTTGGGCAAATTGGGTTGGGCCTTCGGCAGTCGTGATTGATTTCTCTATGTTGATTACATCGCCTACATCAAGTAGAGCAAGTGTGTCTTGATCGAGTGCAGGTGTGCCAGGAAACTCGGTGCCTAAAGAATTAAAGCGCGGCTCTGGGTTGGCGTCAAGAAGGTAAGTGGCAAGCGTAAGAGCTGCGGCGTCGTTATGGACAAGCGAGTCCGTAATTGAGGTTGTTTGGATTAGATAGTCGGCTTGTGAAGTGAGGTCTTCGGCGACTTGTGGCGATGATGCTCCAGCGTGTTGAACGGATGCACGATTGACCACTGTGTCGGCTTGGAAGGCAATGTCGATTGCCGAATAGCCGATCTTGGTTGGTGGGTTTGTGTCGTGAAACTCTGCGACAGGTACGCCTAGGACATTGCCAATCCGCTTCTGGAAGGTAATTGTGCCTTCCCGATCTACGAAGATTCTGCCCTGTTCGGCTTGCATAATCTTGTTTGCGTACCCTGCGACCGAGGTTCCGTTGGCAACCGTCCACGCAGCAGCACCGCCAAGGGTCGCCACACCTGTCTCAATGCTCCGTGTGCCTACATAATCTACTTCGGGTAGGTCAAGCATGTCATTAAAACGAGCGCTTGAGAGTTGCTCTGTGACATTCCATTCCGCTAGGAAAGTCTGCCCTAATTGATAGGAGAAGTCGGCACAAGTAACGCTCACAGTGTCCAGACCGCCCAGTGTAAAGGTGTAGTCAAAGTTCACGATGTAGCCGACCCACAAATACTTCTTTACGCTAAGCGAGTCATATCGGGAGAAGCGGACTTTGCGAAGCGGTGCAAGCCCGGGTAGAGAATCGTTCGGATCGTAGTAAGGCGATGTCGTGTCGAAAGGGTTGAACACTCCGTCGGCGTAAGTGTCGTTTAGCGTGAAGTTCATCGTGCCATAAGGAAACTGGTCGCCAGTGTTAGCGCGTCCGCGTTTTGCTGTAAGACCGATTGTGCCGTCCATGACCGAGGCGTACTGATCGGTTCCGTCTAGGACATAATCGGTGGAGTCAAGCGTTCCCTTCGGATCGTCGTCAAGTGTAAAGGCGTTCCAGTTGTACCCTGTATCAATCTCGAGATCGTAAAGACCTGATCCGACTACCGCGACGCCTGCCATTACGCGACCGCTATGTTCGCTGGGCCGTTCTGCCTGTTAAATGCTCTAATTGCGTTCACGACAGCTGTGCCGATCTCTGCACTTGAGCCGAGACCGCCGTTTATGTTGATCGTGTAGTTGCCCATTCCGCCACCGCGTCCAGATAGTGGGATGACCGCTTCAGGGCCGCGCTCGCCGATCATTGCAAGCGTTGGCCCTGTCACGATTCCGCCGTCCGCGAGCATAGGAATCTCGGGGACTTCAAAGCCTTTACCGCCGATCAATGGCACCCAAGAAGGGATGTTGAAGGCAAGTTTCCCAACGGTGCTGTTCCAGAGTTTTGCAATGCCGTTAAAGAGTGATTTGTAAATGTTAAAAATTGCGCCGAAGTAGGTGGTCAGTGCGTCAAAGACTGCTTTCCCGCCTTTGAGCATGCCTTGGAAGACGGTGTCTACGATCTTGCGAACGGAATCAAACTTGAAATAAAGCGCTGTCAGGATTGCTATAAAAGCGACAATCGCTAGGACGATAAGTGTGACAGGGTTGGCAAGTAGGAGCGCGTTAAACACTGCGACAACACCGTTCACGATCATTTGTGCGGCTGCATAAACTTTCATAGCGGCATTAAGAGCCAAGATCGTTCCAGCAATGCCACCGATTGCGCCTGCGATAATTAGAAAGACTTTGGTGTTGTCTTGTGCCCAAGCAGCAAAGGCTTGTAGATATGGCAAGAGCGCCTCGACTGCTGGAAGCAATGCAGCGCCGATTGCTTCTTTAGTTTCCGATAAAGAGTTTCCCAAAACTTTCATTCCGCCTTCAGCGGTGGCAGCAGCCGCAGCCGATGCTCCACCGAAGCCCCCACCAAGAGAATTAAGCACTTCTTCAAGTGATGCACCGTCTTTAATCATTGCGGCGATCTCTGGCGAAAGAGCTTTTAAGCCTTTCATGT